ATGGTAATAGGATCACAACTATCAGGAACAAATGGTTTTTGGTTACAATGGTATTCAGACGGAAATGTATATTGGAATCCTAGAAACGGATCTTCTTATGGTAGATCTTATGCATTAACTTATACTTCTGATTGGATCTGTTTAACTGGCACATATGATGGATCATTATCTCAATCAAGCAGATGCAAAACTTATGTTAATGGAGTATTAGTTCTTGATGGTACAGGAACTCCACCGGCTGATTTTTCTTCGACAGCAGGAAATAGTTTTAGAATAAGTGGTTTAGGAGGAAGTTTTTATTCAGATGGAAATGTAGCAAATGTACACATCTACAACCGAGCATTATCATCAACAGAAATCCTACACAACTACAACGCATTAAAATCGAGGTTCGGATTATGAGTGGAAGAGTAGGTAGCATAACAACGGGTATAATAACTGATGGATTAGTATTCAATATGGATGCTGCTAATAGAGCAAGCTATCCTAAAACTGGTACTACTGCTACTGATACAGTTAATAGTATTAATGGTACTATTTCCGGAGCTAGTTTTAATACAACAGATAATGGAATATTTAATTTTGATGGTACAGATGATGAGATAGTATTAGGAAATGAATCTCCTTATAAAATAACAAACTCAATATCTTTATGTTATTGGTTTAAATCAACATCCTCAACTAGTGGTGTAATAACTAAAGATACTAGTAATGGGTACTTTAGCGGAGCTTCAACAAAAGTATATTCAATAGGAACATTAAGTAATGAGTTATGGATGCAAATAGGTGATGGGACTAATGTTAGTCGTATTCACCCTTCTTTTAGTTCATATTTAGATGGTAATTGGCATTGCGTAGTAGGAACATGGACACCAATTGAATTGTGTAAGTTATATGTAAACGGAAGTTTATTTTCAACTAATTCATTAAATAATGGTTCCGACCCTTCGAGTATACAAAATGTATCTAATGATCTTCGAATTTCTACATCTAACTCTTATAGCTATAATGGAAGTTTAGGGCCAATTCAAATATACAACCGAGCCTTATCAGCCACACAACTACGACGCATTAGCCGGTAGATTCGGCCTTTAACATATTTATATAAAAGAAACACGATGCACTACGAAGACAGAACATACTCAACCGCTTTAACATCAACAATAGACAATGTTGATTTTACACAAGTAATGGAAACATCAGCCGACACAGTTAGAAAGTCTATAGACCAAACTCAATTTGTATTGAAATGGTATACAGATCATACACCAACATTTATTTCAAATGAAAGTGTAACTTTAACATGGAGCGGTAGTCATGCAGATTGCTTAACATTAATGAGTGGTGCAGAGTGGACTGATACAGGCTCAATGCCTTAAAAAAATATATTAACTAAATCTTGGATAGGGAAAAGATATGGCAAACGAATTTATAATAAAAAACGGGTATAAATCCCGAGGTAATGCTGAAATTACTGGATCTATTAATATATCATCTACAGCCTCTGCTGGGTATTTTGTAGGAAATGGAAGTGGAATAACTGGTAACGTAGCATCGGCATTGACCGCAAGTTATGTGTTACAAGCAGTCTCTGCTTCATATGCCCCGGTAAGTTTACCAGCTGGTATATTATCTGGTAGTGCTCAAATAGCAACAGAGATAAGTGGTGCATTTACAGCACCATCTGCGTCGTTTAGCACAAGAGTTACTAGCAATACAACTAATATTGGAACATTAACAGCAGCAACTGCTTCATATCTAACTTCATTGCCGTCGGGTATATTATCTGGTAGTGCCCAAATAGCAACAGAAATCAGCGGTGCCTTTACAGCACCTAGTGCTTCATTTTCAACCAGAGTTACTGCAAATGAAGTTGTAACAGCAAAAACATTGGTATCAAGTTCTGCTCAAATAGCAACAGAGATAAGTGGTGCATTTGCTGCACCTAGTGCGTCATTCTCTACAAGAGTAACAACCAACGAAACCAATATATCAACATTGACGTCTGTTACATCAAGTTATGCTACAACTGCATCTAATCAATTTAATGGCAATCAAAATATAACCGGCAGTCTTTATGTAACAGGAAGCAATGGCAATATCGATTCTGACGCTGGAATCTTATACGATTCGTCAGGTATACCAAGTTTAAGATACGCTCAAAGAGGTCTTTATGCATCAAATAACACTTTAAGTGTTGCATATAACACTCGACGATTATATAGAAATGATGGTACTACCATTAGTTATGATTGGGAATCAGGAGATTTAAATGATAATAGTGGAACATTAGCAATAGATTTAGGAACACGTACATTAAATGATCGTTTTGGAACAGCAATTGGACAGTTTACTACAACTGGGACTGCATATTTTTCTGGATCATTGATTGGTACTGCTTCGTGGGCTGAAAATGTGACAAGTGCCTCATTTGCACTTACGGGTGATGGGACGTTTAGTGGCTCATTTAGTGGAAGCTTTGAAGGTGATGGGTTTGGACTAACAGATGTTCCCGTTACTATAGATAATACAATATGGGTAGCCGAAACTGGAGATGATTCAACGGCTCAAATTAACAATATACAAAGACCATGGGCTAGCATTTCATCCTCATTAAATAGTGCTGTGTCAGGAGACTCGGTAATTTTAAAACCTGGTACATATATCGAACCACCATTTACAGTACCTGCAGGAGTTACTTTAACTTCACTTACTGGACTTACATCAACAACAATATCTGCCTCAAACAACTCAGCTAGATTTATTACTCAAAAACAAAGTACTAGATTGTCTGGGTTTTCTGTAGTATGTCCTAGTGGCTCATTTGCTGGGATACATTATGATAATCCGGGAGGGGCAAGCATATATGATGTAACTTTAAAAGGTACAGGTGAAAGTATTGGATTTGAAATATCTCAAAGTACAGCAACTACTTCAAAAGTAATATACAATGAGTTTAGATACGGAGGCGGAAATTTTTCTAAACTAGCATATGTAAAAGGCGGAATTTTAGCAGCAGATGGAATCCATGTCCCGGGTGGAGGTAGTATAGATAAGGTGTATCATGTTGAAGCAGGAAGATTACAAGCAGCAAATACAAATGTAGGTAACCCAAATGTCTCATCTAGCTTTTATATAGAAGGAGGTACTAATATTATATTAGGAACAAACCTATTCAATGTACAAGAAGCATTTCAAGTTGCCAGTCAAGATTATGTTATTCAAGCTACAAACGTATATGTCGACGACAATGTAGATAAACACATAACAATAGCATCTGGAATATCGGGATCTAACACTAGTATATTTAATATCGTATCAGGCCATATGCAAGCAGCAAAAATATTTGCTAACCCAGATTGGGTAACATCAAACCATGCATTTTCCTTCCAAGATGATGGTGTAACACTAGATCCTGCATTTAGGCTTTACAGCGATGTAGAAGTAGGACATGCAAATAAAGGATTCCAATTTGGCGCGGGAGAAGGATTACCTTACAATAAAGGTATGAAAATTATAAATTCTGGATCGGGTGGGGTATCTACCGACGTAACCACCGCAGCTACATCTAGGGATTCATCAACCTTTGTATTTACCTACTCAGGAAGCAATAATGCAATGTATTTTGGTAATACACAAAAAGACCCTACTATAGATGATATGTATCTGTACTTTACCGGATTACAATATAAACAAGTAAATACGGGATCATACTCACCAGGCGATTTAGCATTAGAAATATATACTACAGCCTCAACATGGGTACCTATAGATGGTGCACAAACACTATCAAGCAAAGAAGGATATAATTATGGTAATAATGTATTCTCACATAACGACTCAGAAGAAGAAGTTATTGCAAATGTCAAAACAGATATATGGGCAACATCATCACTTTTTAGCACCGAAGCAAGATGGGGTAGAATTAGAGTAGTTAATCCCATTACAACATCACCAGTATTTGAACAATTTATATACACACCAAACACAACCATAATTAATCCAAAAGGTCAATTATCATTTAGAGGCAAGGCTTTATCTCGACAAACGGTTCCAATTGTAGGTAACACTTGGGGTGATGATGGATTAGCTAACCCAACATTGAACAACATTGGTAATGATGCTACTTGGGATCATAAGATCATGAACACTCGAATGAATTCAAATGCGGATACTGCCTACAACCAATTGGCAATACCAGCTGGTGTTTGTACAGCATATCCAATGAATATTCAAATATCATTTAGAGCGAATGCTGCAATAACCGCAACAGTAGAAATTGCTATTGTTCAACAAACTGGAGTAAAGGTCAACGATCCTGCAGGCGGCAAAATCCCAACGGCTAGAACCTCAGCTAATACTACAGACTTTGATGATGCAGCCGTACCTATTACAACTTTTAGTGTTGCTGTTCCCGATACTAATAATACCATTGAAGTATTTGAATTATCACCAGTAGATATATCAACTTTCTATGAAGGAGATTTAATATTAATAAGAGTAATAAACGCTTCAAATGCCAATAACTTAGACATTGTTGATACTAACTTAACCTTCGTCAAATGGACATTAGGTGAACGAGCCGTGTAAAATAAACATATTTAATTTGGATAATGCAAAATAATTCTATATAATATAAGAAACAACTATGGCAACAAAAAAATTAGACAAAGAACATTTAGAACAAATTAACGACCTTCGAGAGCGGTATGCAGAAAATGCAAATGTTATAGGAAATATATCGATCGAACAATTTAGTTTAGATCTTCGATTAACTGAAATAGCAGAAGAAAAAGATACCCGATTATTAGAAACCCAATCACTTAAACAACGAGAATCTGAATTAGTAATTAAATTACGAGAACGATATGGTGATGGCGAAATAAACATTGACGAAGGAACTTTTACTGATTCATAGGTTTACCCTGATACAATCATATTTATAATAAACTAAAACAAGGAGAATTAAAATGGCAGAAAGAATTGTCTCGCCAGGCGTATTTACAAACGAAGTAGACCAATCGTTTTTAGCCGGCGGAATAGCACAAATAGGTGCTGCAATAATCGGATCAACAGTAAAAGGTCCAGCACTCATTCCAACACAAATAACATCATATGGCGATTTTGAAAAAACATTCGGATCATTTACTGACGACTCATATGTTCCATATGTAGTCAATGACTATTTAAGAAATGGAAATGTAATAACAGTAACACGTCTTCTATATGAGGATGGATATTCAATACCAAATGGCGCATTAGCCATACAAGCAGAATCTGGATCAGGAGCCGATGCAGTAAAGGTGGTAACTCACATTCTTCATCCAACTGAGGCAGTATTAGGAGCAGGTAGTGTTGTAAATGCAAATTATTTTAATGACGCTCTATTTAATGCTGATTCGTCAGGGTCTTTTGAAATTAAAATTTCCGGATCATATGTCGCTGCAGCTAATCCAGCAATTGGATTCGATGGATCATTCTTAGTAGGAAAAGAAACATTTATTTCTTCTTCAATTGATAGTACATCAAATAGCTATTTAACTAAGATATTTGGTAATTCACCTAAATCAGTAGATTATCCAGTATATGTTCAATATGAAAATTCATTAGCAACTTCATTATTTAATAATCTAGGTGATGTTACAATGACATTGCATAAAATGGCTGAATATAATTATTTGAACGATTTCCAAACAGCTAGAACACCATGGATCACATCACAAAAAATTGGAAGTACGGCAAAAAATCTTATTAAGTTTCATACAATATCACATGGTAATTCAGTTAATTCCGAAGTTAAAATTGGTATACGAGATATAAGACTAACAGCAGAGGTTGCAGATCCAAATGGATATGGTACATTTACCGTAGTTGTTCGTAAAGTAAATACAGCTAATATACCTAATTCTCCATATGACTCCACTGATACAGATAGTGTTCCTGAAATAGTTGAATCATTTACAAATGTTAATTTAGATCCAAATTCGTCTAGATATGTTAGTAGAATAATTGGCGATAGATTCCAAACCGTATCAGCCGACGGCGATGTGGTAGTAAATGGCGATTATCCAAATCTTTCGCAATTCATTAGAGTAGAAGCAACTCGAGCTGTAACTGAAGGATCGAATGATCCTAGTTTAATACCATTTGGATTTATAGCACCAGATTCTCCTATAGCAAATGCATCGGCATCGTTTAATTTAGAAGCGGCGAATTATAAAACGACACAAGTTGGTAAGGGATATACAGATTCAATATATTTTGGATTTGATTATACTAATAAAGCTAATTTAAATTATTTATCACCAATTCCATATTCTGGAAGTACCCCTGGTAATAATACGAATTTTTATTTAGGCGACATGAAACAAGATGCTGGAAGTAATTTCCCATCGGCAACCGCACCATATACTGAATCACTACAAGGTGCGTTAACTGGAAGCACATTTACAACCAATGTTTTTTCTGGTACACGTAAATTTATGGTACCATTCCAAGGTGGATTTGATGGGACGAGACCAAATTTACCTAAATATTCTGGAACTAATATATCATCGGCAAATACATTTGGATTTGATTGTAGTACAGCTACATCGTCAGGTACCAAGTCATATAATAAAGCATTTTCATTATTAAGTAATACTGATTATTATGACATGAACTTATTGGTGACACCTGGTATTATTGATAGTTTGCATAGTGTTGTAACAAATACAGCAAGAAACTTTGTGCAGGCGCGACAAGATACATTCTATGTAATGGATAGTAACGCATTAACAGATAATATTGCTACTGTAACAAGTCAAGTGACATCGTTGGATAATAATTATACAGCAACTTATTGGCCATGGATTAGAATAATTAATCCTAGTAAAAATGTTCCAATTTGGGTACCGCCATCAGTATCAATACCTGGGGTATTAGCATTTAATGATGCAGTAGCACAGCCATGGTATGCACCAGCTGGTTTAAATAGAGGAGTATTAACGGCATCGGATACGTATAAAAATTTAAAGCAATCGGATAGAGATACATTGTATGAAGCTCGAGTAAACCCTATAGCAAACTTTGTTAATGACGGCGTAGTAGTTTGGGGACAAAAGACCCTCCAAGCTACACCAAGTGCATTAGACAGGGTCAATGTACGACGATTACTCATCACAGTAAAGAAGTTTATTGCTTCGTCGACTAGGTACCTAGTATTTGAACAAAATTCAAATCAGACAAGAAATAGATTTTTAAGTATTGTTAATCCATATTTAGAACAAGTTAAAGCGCAGCAAGGATTATATGCATTCCGAGCAGTAATGGATAGTACAAATAACACTCCAGACGTAATAGATATGAATATATTATATGGACAATTATTTTTACAACCGACAAGAACAGCAGAGTTTATAGTTTTAGATTTTAATATACAACCAACGGGAGCGTCATTTCCAGAATAAAATATTAATATGATGAAAAAAGGTAGGATTTCGGTTCTACCTTTTTTACTGTACGTTATATTTATATTAAAATAAACAAGGACCATATATGGCATTAGAAGATCAAATAAATAGTAATTTAGGGTTTGCAGATGAAAATCAAATGTTTCAAACTGCATTTTCTTGGGAACCAAAGAAACAGCATCAGTTTGTTTTATCAATGGCAGACACTGGTATTCCTGCATTTTTAGTAAAAACATCAGATAAGCCAAAAATAAGTAATGGTGAAGTTGCCTTAGATATGATAAACATTAAACGTTATGTGAAAGGAAAATCTGAATGGAATACAATTTCAATGACATTATATGATGCGATTGTACCAAGTGGCGCACAAACAGTTATGGAATGGATACGATTGCATCATGAATCTGCTACAGGTAGAGATGGGTATTCTGATTTTTATAAAAAACAATTGAAATTAAATCAATTATCGCCATTGGGTGAAATAATAGAAGAATGGGTATTGAATGGTGCATTTATAACAGATGCTGAATTTGGTACATTGGATTGGAGTAGTGATGCAGTTCAAGAAATTTCAATGACACTTAGATATGATTGGGCATTCTTAAGTTTCTAATAAATATACTAACTGGCAAGTATGGCGACATAAAAGCCTAATATGCAATAATCAAGGTGGGGTGTAATTCCCTACTTTTTTTATGTCCATATATTTATAATAAAGTTATAATAAGGAAGACAAATGAGTAAAATGACAGATCGAATCAGTACTAGCGTAGCAGCTGATCAAGCAAGAAACCATTATGAAGTAGAACAACGAAGCAAATTACCAAGCATCATAGTTCCATTATCATCAGAAGGAAAAATATACCCAAAAGATCATGTACTTCGCGAAGGTACAATAGAAATGCGGTATATGACTGCATATGATGAAGATATATTAACTAATCAATCATATATTCGAGAAGGTGTAATGTTAGATAAATTGATTGAATCTATCAGTCTAACAAAATATAATATTTCTGATATGTCGACATTTGATAAAGATGGATTAATTATATATGCTCGTATATTATCATATGGTGCTGAGTATCCAGTAACCGTAAAAGACCCAGATTCTGGAAATAGTTTAGATCGAGTAGTAAATTTAGAAAAAATACAATCTAAACCATTTAATTTAATAGCAGACGAGTTTGGAGAATTCAGCTTCGAAGCTGGAGACACTACAATTAAATTTATATACAACGTAAATAATATATCAGATCTACCACCATCTAAATTTTCAAAAGCTGTCATTACCCAAGTTGGCGATTCTAGAACATCCGAGACAATTGATCATTTTATTCGATATAAATTCATGGCCAAAGATGCTAAACGGTTTAGATCTTATTACGCAGACAATACTCCTGGACTAGATA